ATCGCCTGGATGCTACCTTTTTTGAGATGCTTGCCCTCAAGCGGAAGATCGAGAAGGGTGAGATTACGCCAGAACAGGCGACACAGGTTGTAGGTCAGAAGCTACATCAACGTTACATTCCTGAACCGTCTCAGCCGGCACAGGCTCCGGTGATGTCGTACTCGGATTACTACAGGCAGACTCAATAGAGTTCCAGATCACATAATTGTCTGTCTTCTTGCAGATCAGTAAGAAGTACGTACGCAGCTCATCCCACGTACAGTCGCTCATCGCATAACAGCGCATATTGCCAAACCCCAGACCGTCAAGGATACCACACAGGTCCTCCTTCGACATGCTATTCTCAAGCACAACAAAGTCATTTCCACTGTCTGCATAGAGGGTCCGAACATCCTCAATGCAGTCAATCAATGTCTTCGAGCCCAGGATACAGTACTGCTTTTTGACGTCAAAATTCAGGATTGAATTTGCATAGTGTTCCTTGAAGTTAGGACGCTTCCAAATCTTCTCCCACGAATGCGGTCCAGACGCTTCGAATGCCCCCAGAGCACGCATACGGTCGTCGATCTTGTATTCTGCATATGCCTGGGGGACGATGAAGTTCGGACCAAGACGGTTGATCTCCGAGTTGCGGATGAGCGAAAAATTGTTCCATCCGTCGTTCATGTACTGAATATACGAGAGCTTGTGAACGCGCGCCATCTTCGTCTTGACTGCAGTTCGCAGGATCAGTTCCTGGTCGTCGCAAATCGGAAGGTACTCCGAGTAGTTTCCAATCTCATTCAGGACAGATCGCTTCCAGATACGAGGATGGTTCGGCACACCCACGATGTGACTGAGCGAAATATTGTTGATGTTCGGGGACGAAATAACATTCACCCAGGTGTTCCTGAACTTCTGACAATAATACCCGGCATATCCAAGGCCGAAGTGATCTCCGTACGTATGGGGCTTGTGATTCTCGTACAGATGAGCGGTATCCATGTATACGAACCCAACTGCAGGATCTGTCTCAAACGCCTTAACTGCATCCCCGAGGCAATCGGGGAGGATCTCGTCATCGTGATCTAGCTCCAGAACGTACTGTCCACGGCACATGGATGCAACCTCGTTCTTGACGTTTCCGATGTTACCACTGTTTGCGGCCCTGCGGTACAGCCGCACGCGAGGATCCTTTCCAACCAGACTCTTCAAGAAGTCAAAGTGCTTCTCGTCTGGGGAATCGTCCAGGACAACCCACTCCCAGTCCTTCATCGTCTGGGACTTTAGGCTCTCGTAGGGACGAAGAAACTTCCGATACGAGTTGTAGCAGGTCGTGAAGGCCGAGAACACGGGCCGAGTCATCTCGTGTGGAAGCAGTGCATTGTGGATGTAGCAATAGTTTACCCCGTTGTTGAAGGCGCTAATGTCCTCAATCTGCCGAAAGTGGATCCATCGCATCCTCATACGGTTCGCGAGGCTATTCATCGCCGGATAGTACTCCTGTTCGGTATCGCCATAGGTCACGAGAATGTGATAATTACAGTCGAACATCTTCAGTACGTCATTTGGGTCGGATGTGAAGTTCAGGTTACAGTTCAGCTTCTCCTCGTTTGCGGTAAGAAATGTATCGATCGCAGAGTACTTATCGTACCTGAAAAAAAGAATGTTCGGATACTTCATTGTGTCTACATAGATTCCAGATACTTGTGTTTAACCGCTTATGCCTTCAGCTCCGCACGGAGCTCTGTCAGCATCTTTCCGAGAACGTTCTTTCCGGGCCACTTCGAGGGGTCGCTTGCCTTCGCGGTATCGGCAGACGTACCAATTCCCCAGTACTTGTCGCGCGCAGATGCCTCTCCAATTGGACGAGTACCCGTCTCGATGAGCTTTGTCTTCAGCTCGGGGTGCTGTACGAACTTTGCCTTAACTGCGGCACGCATGATGCCGTCCTTCGTCTTCTCCCACTCCTCCTTGACAAAGTCCTTGACCTTCCTGCCGAGCGCCTTGACGGCCTTGGGCGAAGGTGTCTTAAGAATCTTGTCGGCGATGCCACCGTCACCGAACTGCTTCGCCTTGGACCACTGGAAGTAATGTTCCACAGTCGGGAAGGTGATCGAGTCGATCTGGAACGGTGCCTCGTACATGTTAGAGAGCACGCGCCACTCGCCCTTCCCCTCGTCAGCGCCGAAGAACAGAACGGGCTCGGCACCTGGCTCAACGACCTTCTTGACAATCTTCTTCTTGGGCGGGGGCTTAGCCTCGCTAGGCTGCTCCTGCTCGCTACGCTCGTCCTTCTTTTCCGGCTCGGGCTCGGCTACGGGAATCTCCACTTCCTGCTTCTCTGTCTTCTTCGGCTCGGACGACCGCTCAAAGATAAAGCTTCGGTGCAGGAAGCTGAATGCCTGGTGTTCCTGGGTCAGGAGAACGTTATTCTGTTCGGCATAGTGATCCGCAAACATCGTGCTACCGATAAGATTGTAGCCGTGCTTCTTCAGAACCTCCGTCATCTTCTCAAACGGCACGAGGTACTCCTTCTGCGGCTGCTCGAAGCTCTCCAGGTGAACGGATACCGCCTTTCCGAACGTCTCGGACCAGCCCGTTCCATCGTCATATTCCTTGACAAACTCACCAAACACCTGAGCGCCAGAACGGAACATGTGGCTCTGCTTTCCCATCAACAGCGCATAGACTGCAGCGCCATCCAAGCAGGTCCCAAAGAACATGCCCTTTCCGTGTGTCTCGAGGTTAGTTGCAAATGTTTCAAATGACTCGTCAGACTCGCATGCATAGTGGATCGCCATCTGACACGAAATCGCATCGAACTCTGTGTGTCCTGCGAAGTTTTGGAGGTAGGGCGTGGTCGCGGGCTCGGCGCCAGACACGATGTTTGCATATCTGTTATCTCCCTCAAACAGTGGCTTCGTCATGTCGCCGCAGATGAAGAGAACCGGAGGGATGTACTCGGTAGGGTGGTTCGCCTTCTCCTTCAGGTAGCGTACGCAGGCTCCCTGACGCGGCGATGTAATGCACGACTGAGACGAATCGATGCCAACCACCAGCGAGGGCTTCGTCCGCTTCCACTTCAGAAGATCGCCTGCGCGTCCAACTGCGAGTTCGAGCAGGGAATCACCGTGCTTGACCGAAGAGCGGTAGAGATCGTCCTTCACACGGTTGTGAAATCCGTAGACATCGCGCAGAATACGGTCACGGGCGTCCAGGTTGTCGCGGTAATACAGATCGTCCTCGAACGTCGCATCCGGGGGGCTTGCGACCAGGTTCTTAATCATCTCCTCTGTGATCGGAACGTGGATGTTGGTCCAGATAGAATCTGCAACTGCAATGTCGTTACCAAACTGAGGCCGTCCAAGTACGCGGTACTGGTGCGTCTTGTCGTAGCGGGTCCGCATGATGTTCCAGCGACCAAGATCTGTATTGTAAGAACACTCAATGATCGTATTGTCCTCCACGCGGTTGCCATCTGCATCTACTGGCACACCACGATCGTTCAGAGGCAGCGCGATTACGTGAGCGTCGGGAGCGCGAGGCACAGACGGCTGAAACGGAGAGGGAACACGGTCGCGGCTCTCTGCACGAACCCTCTCCTCGGGGGACACCTCGGGGGTTGTATACTCGCCCGTCATGGTCTCACATGGGTACACGATATCACCGGGCGTTCGAGAAACGTAGAGCGTTCCCTTGACAACGCGCTTTCCAAGAGCTGTATCAAAGCTCTCTCCATTCTTGAACTTCACAAGGAAGTCGATGCTATTGTGAGATGCGGGCTTCCACTTATAGACGGTCAGCCACGTCTTCCCCTTGCGCTCCGTAACAGGCGCAACAGGCGAGGCACGGGGTGTGAAGACCAATCCATCTGTCGGGTATTCAAACTTCGTATCCAAGATCTTGCGAATGGCCTCCTGCATGGCCTCACCATCACCCGCAAGGAACATCTTTGTGACGACACGCAGGGGCTTGCTGCTCGGCATAGTCGTGAAGTCCGTCGAAAGATCTGCAACGAATGAGCGTGCACAACCAAGGCGAGACTTGGTCGTATCATCCTCGGAGACAAACAGCGGCATGCGGCGAACGTCGCGATTGCGGTACCAGTAGACATCGAAGATACAGAACTGGTTGCGGTCGGCAAGGTACTCGCCGTCAATGATATCTCCAACGTGAATGTCCTTGGTCGCGGTCAGACCAGTCCATGTAATCACCGAACTAGGCGTGATCTTGAGGACTCGCCGGTCACGCATCACCACAAGGAAGCAGCGCTCGCCATCAGCCTTATTCGTGACCGTATATCCCTTCAAGATGCTGTTCGGTCGGTCAGCCAGCAGATGCCGGCGCTCCAGTGTCACGGGGTTCAGAAAGGGCGTATGCGTCGTCTCGAACTCCATCCGGTAGCGCTGAACGTCCGAATTCGGGAGAACGAACTGCGAACCCTGAAAGGCCGCAAGGACGGGAGACACGTGGCGAAGGATGGACTCAACGATAACCGCCTCTGTCTTTGTTCGGTCAATAACCTCCAGTTCAAGTTCGTAGACAGGGTTCTGCTTCAGGATGTCTGCAAAGGTCTTGGTCTGCTTTGTCTTGGACTTGGTCTGAGAGAAGTCATAACGGACGACACCGTCGAGGCTCGTCCACGACTTGCGATGGATGATACGGATATGACTAGCAGAGTCCATGGGCGCCCCCGAGAAGTCCTTGCGAAGGTGCTCTTCGTGGCGAAGAGTGATGCGAATACCCGCGTCGGGAACGTCGACAGTGTCCGACTTGCCTTGGAGGGCCGTGACAACCTCGAAGTACCGCTTCTTGCGCTCGACCTCGAGCGGTACACCGCGGAAGCTTCCTGTAGTGCAGACCTTGTGGATGTTTTCAGCTCCAATGACTACAACACGAAGCCCATCAGAGTAAGAGAAGGTTGCGTGGTGCTCGTCAACTGGAGCTCCGCGCGAATAGAGTTGAAGTGTCTTGACGATGCGATCTGCGACGTCCTTGGTATGAATCTGGTTGGGTAGAATCTTGCATTCGAGTTCTGCGTGCTTGTCCTTCTTCACGAGTGTAGCAAATTCCTTCAGACTGGCAAGTGCCGTAGAAGGGAGAAGGGTATCCATGGTTCCTTATCTATAACTGTGAATGAAAAGCGTCCATTTTACCTACGTTCTTGATTCTAGCATTTGCAAAACCATATCTAGGTCTACATCAGAATCCATTATCAGGATCCTATATGCGTCTCGGCCTCTGAAAGTACGGCGCTCCTTGTGAAAACGCAATCCTGCTGCCGTAAGACGAGCTATAAATGCAGCCTCTTGTTCGGGAGTAACCTGATCGTCATATACATATGGATGAGATTCGATGAATGTCTGGCTTTCCCTCGCA